AGCTACTGAACTACCATCTAAAAATTCACTATTATAACTTAAAGTTAAAAGTTTACCTGTTGCTTGTACACCTATACTATCTGCATCATCTAATTCCATCTCATTTAAAAGTTCAGAAAAATAAGGACGAGCCATTGAATTTATAGGGCTTAAACCAATTGCCAATTCCGTATCGGTTGTTCTCATTAAAGAGCTATCATTTAAAGGATCAGCAAAAATACCGTTTTTAAATCTTTCTAAACCAGTAGAACTATTGGTAATAGAAAGCTGTTGGGTAGATAAAGAAAGCATATTTAATGCAGTATAATATTCTAACTGAGTTATTCTGGCATCTAGTTTACCGATGTCTTGCATCGTATAACCTCTATTACCAGTAAGACCTACACTAACTTTTTTTTGACTCATTTTATTATGCTTCTTATTATGTTAAAGTTGGATATGGAGGCAAGTAAATTTGAGCTACTCTTAGTCCAGATTGATCTAGAGAAGGAGGTATAGGATTTACTGCAGGTGCACCTTTTTTAACTGTTAACGTCTGATTACTATTTATTACCAGTGCATCATATCTTGGCAAATAATGAGTAATGTTATAACTGAATGTAGAATCAGGCTCTAATGCAACTGTTGAACCAGAAACAAAAGTTGAAATATTATTAGCAGGATTTATAGATGCTGAACTTATAACATTAGTACTAGTAGCAGTATTAGTTACTATAGGTCTTAAATCTATTTGATTTCTTAAATCATAGGATTTAGTAGTAGCAGAATAATAAACTGGAATTTGTGATGTGGAGATAGCATTAGTATTGGCAGTATTAACATCATCTATAGGATATGAGTCTATTGAATAAAATCCAGTTTGAGTTGAAGTTACATTAGAAGAAAAATAATCCAACATAACTAATATTTTAGAGCTAGCTGTTAAAGAACCTGCATATTGTGGATTTAATACAAGAGTTCCCAAGCCATACATGGTATCTTGTTGACCATTATTTAATTGAAACCAAGCCCCTCTATCTGGGTTAGAAGTCAAATAATCAGCACCAACATATACAGAAGATACTCTCATAATATCCGCAAAACCTAATGTCCAAGGACCATTTACTCCGCCTACATTGGTACCACAATCAATTTTAACATATACATCTTTATTAATAACTTTTTCAATTGGATTAGCAGCATATCTATACTTAGGAATTTGTCCATAAAAACTATAACTTGTAGAAGTATCTGGATCAATGGCAATTGATATAGTAACAGAGGTAGGAGAATTAAATGTAATAGTATTACCGGAACCAGTAAAATCAATAGGAGTACCTGCTTTATAAAATCTAAAAGTAGAAATTGTTCCTGTAAGATTAGTAGCAGGAGTAACCGTTACACTAGTACTACTATTAATAATATTAACATTGTGATAAGTACTTCCTCCGGTTCCTGATAGTTTAATTCCATCTCCTACTCTTAATGAGCCAGTAAAGGAGCTTCCAGCAGTAATAGTAGATGTAGTAGCATTGGAGGAAGCTACTGTACCAGTAGTATTAAGAGCATTAGTAGTTAAATTTTGTGCAAAATAAATATTTACATCAGAAGATTCTACATCTGTTAATGTCCCAGAATAATTATAATTATCTGTTCCTGTTAACGTGAATGTAGATACTGCTTTTCCACCACTACGAGCTACTGAAGCTGTTTCAGTAGTTCTAAAAACAAAAGTACTTTCATTTGTACCAGTATTAGAAACTAAACTTTTTACTCCATCAAGACCAGTATCATAAATTTGAGTAGCAGAAGCTGGAGCTAAAATTTGAGCATATCCTTTAGTTAATATGATATCTCCAAATACTTTACCGTATGTTCCATTTACATAAATGCTTTTAGCATCTGTTTGAAATGATTTACCGCTATTCATTATTATATTAAATATATAAAGATTAAATATACAATCCGAATGACCTTTAGTGCCAGAATCGTATTGTACTGCTCTAATATTAGCAGTCCCAACCAGATTACCAACCGGAGTAGAAATACCTAAATTATTTGACAACGAATGTTGTACTGAATCATAAAAGTAAACCACAGCATCGCTAGCAATATTAACAGCTCCTGAAAATTCATTAACTTGAATATAGCTGCCAAAATTTAATGAAATTCTTTGACCGTTTATAGATTCTGTTGAAGTTGCTTTAACAACAGTAACTTGAGTAGTACCATTAAACGGTGTTCTATATCCGTTAACATAGGCAAGACCCGTTCCCATAGTATAACTAATTAATTGATTATTGCTGTAAACTGGAGCTACGCTTACTGAAAAAGGATTTACTATAAAGTTGCCATTTATATCATACACTCTTTGTGCAATATAATCACCCATTGCACTAAGTTGAGAATCAGCAGGGTTATTTTTTACCAATGCTCCAGTACCCACATCATAACTCATTACTGAAAGAAAATTCTTTGGAATAGTAATTTGAGTATTAGTAGTATCATAAGATACAGCAGTAGGAACCAATTTTAATCTATAAGCACCAGGTGCACTGTAATTAGGACTACCAATAGAATTATCGTACAAAGAAGGATCTTCAACTGGCCCTACAACATACTCTTTAGTAGAAAACCCTACTTGAATACCTGCTACGTTAGAACTATGTTCTTTAATAACTATATTGTCAGGTTCAACATTAAGAAAAAACCCTTTTTGAAATATATGTCCTGGTCCTAATGTTACCCCATAACCATAACCAGTAGAAGTTATGGTGCTATTAGATGTAATAGTGTATATAGAACCAAGATAATTAGCTATGTTAAGAGGTGCACCTTGATCTTGATTAGGTCCATATACATCTATTTGCTCATTAGATTGAAATGCTCTAATTAAATTCCCACTTATAGTAGCCGAATTTAAATACAAAACATACGCTCTATTAGTGTCATAGCTTCCTGCATCTACTGCAGATTCAGCACCAGGAAATGCTTTAAATACAACTGCTTGTACACCAGTTGTATTTGAAACTAAAATATAAGAGTTAGCAATATGTGGGTAAGGCTGTGTTACAACATTGAAATCTAACGTAGATGTATTACTATCTTTAAATCTGACTTGAGCTAGATTGGATATTTGATTAAAAGTGCATCCGTCGACTATAGAACCATCCTGATAAATGTTGCCTCCAAATACAGAAATTTGGTTTTGTAGGATAGTTTGGATTTGTGTTAGCTCACGAGCTTGAACAGCAGTAGACGGGCGGAAAAGGATTCTGTAATACTGGTTGTTAGCATTAAAATCATCGTAAAATGGAGCTACGTTCAAATCCGTCTGTAAGGTGGACATTACTATTCCTTAAAAATTAAAATATAACTTAACATCTTCTGACGCTATACCTTGTCTATTAACAGGTTGTATATTTTTATAGTAATATACATCAGAAGTATAGGGTACTAGATCTTTATTATTTATAGCAGAAATTACACACGTTTTACCAGATGTCAATGATGTAAGAGTTTCATATGGTTGAAAAGTGCCAACATCATTCAATACGTAAAGAACATCATTATCCATATATGCAACTATTGCTGTTGCTTTACTATTAAATCCTTGGATAATTTCACCAGTTGCAAAAGGAGAAGCAGAACTTAAAAGATTAAACCAAAGCATTTGGTTAAATGTATCATCCTGATATAGTGTCGAATTAGCAGTTGCTGTTGGATTATAAAGTAAAGAAATTTGTCTGTAAGTTACCCAATTAGGGAAGTTATCTACAAGAGTTGTTCCTACAGAGATGCCCACAGTACTACAACCAAGTTCAGACACAGGATCATAGCCATGACCTTTTCTTGGTGAAATAATTGCTGATGCTGATGCACCATATCCAAAATATGTATTAGCAATAATTGATACATTAGCATAAGAATAATATAAACCACGATCTACAACATCAATAGAAGTTATCTGACCTGTATTTGGATCTACGTTGGTTACTGCTGCAGCACCTCTACCATCACCAGTTATTACAACTTGAGGACCAATACTATAAAGAGAAGTACTATCTGTACCTATGATAGGATTAACTGTAGAAATAAACTTGCCAGTAGAATTGACAACGTAATCTTTGATTGGTGAAAGTGAACCAGAACTATTGCCAGAATAGATATAGAATGTTGAATCAATATATGTTCCACTTACAGAAGAAGCATTTGAATTTGCTATCTGGAAAGTGTAACTATCTGCAGCAGAAACAATATATCCATTTGCAGTTGCATAATTGTTTCCTGAGTTGTCTACTATCAACACATGCAAAGCACCATTCTCTGCAAATTGGGAAATAGCTTGTGAAGGAACAAT